ACAGAACGCCGATTGGTTAGTGATGCGGTAGTCGCTGCGGATGCAGTCTACGAGACGGTCACAGTCCCAGCAGATGATCGACCAGCCGACGATGACACGATTCGTCTTGGTCTGATAGCGCAAGACGTACAGACCGCGATGACTGAAGCCGGTGTTGAGTTCGACATCGTGAACGAGTCACCGAATGGCAAGCTGTCGTTGAAGTACGGCAATCTGGTGATGCCGCTAATCAAAGCGGTGCAGGAACTTTCAGCGAGGGTAAAGACACTTGAGGGATAGAATTTGGCTTATGGCTAATAAAACAGAAACAGAAAACAAGCAGACCGTTGTTATCAACGGTGAGGAGCATAACGCAGCGGACTTGTCACAAGAACAGGTGTCGTTGCTTAATCACGTAGCTGATCTTGAGAGTAAGATTAGACAAATTGGATTCAACTTGGATCAGGCACAAGGAGGTAGAAACTACTTCATGGGCTTGTTAACTGAGGCTATGAAGGCAGAGCCAGAAGTTAAGGCAGAAGCTAGTAGCTAAGATGTGGGGACGGATACGGCAGATCTTATACAGACTTTGGGATTCCCTGTTGTTGCTGCGGCAGCAGCAGGGGTCTTCGGGTACAAGATTGTCTTCTACGTCCTGCGCGATTTGTCGAGTGAAATTAAAGACCTATATACGATAATCGTTAAACTGATTGACAGGTTGAATGGAAACGATAAAGAAACAAATAAGCTCGCCAAGGAAATCGCAATGCTGCGAGTTGAAGTTGGTTCGCTTTACAAGTGCATGGGAGTCAACCCCAAAAAGCGAGGTGAAAAGATTTCTAACGATAGTCGGGATTAGTGCGTTTGTTCTTTTGGCTGGCTGTAAATCGTTGTCTGGAAACTTACAAATTGACACACCGTTTATTGATGTAGAGTATGAAGGAACGCCGAAATGAATTGGATAGACGATATAAAAGTTTGCTTTGCAAGCGTGACGGGATTAGGTAATTGGTTGGTGGATATAGATTTAATTTTAAAAGTAGGTATTAGTGCAGCGAGTTTAGTATACATTATATTGAAGATTAGACAGTTGATAAAAAGATGAAGCGTATGAAATATATTATTATCGGAGCATTGCTGCTAACTGCGGCGACTGCTAACGCTGGTGGCTTGTTTGGTGCGGCGTTAAAGCCAACACCATCTGTTACCCTATTCGGGCAAACGCTCACTTGGCCAATTCCCTCGCTATGCGTTGGTGCAAAAGCTGGTGTAACGCCTAATGCAGATGTATCTGCTGATGGTATTAACTTTAAGATCCCATACTTGTCTGTTGAGATTCCATTTCCCAGCTTGTTGTTAAAAGCGGGTAAAGATAATCCTTCGGTAGAAGTTAAGCTAGGAGCTGTTAATAAACAAGACTCAGAGTGAAAGATGCTAAGCTAACCAGGGCTGGTGTAAGCGGCTTTAATAAGCCAAAGCGTACACCGTCTCACGCAACCAAGTCTCACGTTGTAGTTGCCAAAAGTGGCGGACAGACGAAGACTATTAGGTTTGGTCAGCAAGGCGTTAAGACAAATCAAACGGTAGGGCAACGTAAAGCTTTTAAAAGTAGACATCAAAAGAACATATCTAGAGGGCCGATGTCTGCTGCCTATTGGGCAGATAAAGTTAAATGGAGCCCTAGTAAAACAAAGTCTAGTTCTAGCAAGTGGAAAAAAGGATCATAAATTATGCCATACGGAAAAGGAACATACGGAAGTAAAGTGGGAAGACCACCGAAAAAGAAATCAGTAAAGAAAAAAGCAGTGGCTAAAAAACGATGAAAGCACTACAAGGTAAAAAGACATACATGACAGCCATTGGTGGCGTTCTTGCAGCAGTAGGAGCGTACTTCAGTGGAGAGATGGAAATGGGTGCAATGATTAACGTAGTAGTTACATCGTTGCTCGCACTTTTCTTGCGTAAGGGAATTAAGAAAGATACAGGGAATACTTGATATGGCATACAGAAGAAAAGGTGGTAGTGCGTTAACAACTTTAGCAAAACGCCGTAAGGCAAAAGCCGCTAAAGACAAAGAGGGTAGGCTAGCTCCCGTGGTTGTTAAACCAGCGATGAGTAAGTTGCGTACCGGTGCTGCGCCAAAGCGTAAGAAGGGTGGTAAAGCGTTGATGGACTTAGCTAAACGGCGTAAGCCAGCCGCTAAGAAGCCACCAGCGTCTTCTCAATCTAGTAAGTTTGGTTCACGTATACCATTAGGATCACGTAGTTCTAAGACAGCAGCGCAAAGTAAACCTAAAGCTAAAGCTAAAACTAGCGCATATTCTAAACTTCTCAAAGCTGATCGGACTAAGAAGTTTGCTCCCGGTGCAGGCGGTTCAAGGGGTGGTGGTACAATTAGTAAAACTGATCCACGCCAATCGGCTGCTCACGGCCCCGGCGCTATGAGTGGTGCTATAAAGCGTGCAAGGAAATCATCGTTAGGTAAGTTACTTGATTTACCTATAGATAGTGGTCTAGTTGGTGCTGGTGGTGGTGGTAAAAGTGCTATAAAAGTAGGTCAAAGACTTAACAAAACACGTAAGCTACGCAATGCTGGCAGTAAAGGTGGTCAAGCGACTGCTAGAAAACGACAAGCTGCTGCTGGTAAAAAGACTGCTGAAGGTTATAAGCAGTTTGAGAAAGATAATAAATTACGTTCACGCAACAGACGTAGACGCAACTAATGCTAAAACTCATCTATGCAATCGCTAAAGCTATACCCGCCCTTCAAAAAATTCTGGACAAGTTGTTCGGAGAAGGGCGGGAGCTTAGTGCGTCTAAACGTAATGAAGCTAAAGATGGCATGGTTGACAACGCTATCGCTGATGCTCTTGCTAGTCCTAACGAGCGGGTGCGTGGGAGTGAAGTTGAACAACAGCGAGAGACTGATAAAACATCCGGGGTTTAGAAAAGCTGCACTAGCATCCCCAAAATTTGTAGAAGAAGCACTCAAGACAGTAAATCGCCTTGAGTATGAATTAGAAAGAAAGTAATGGCAACAATAGCGATAGTTAAGGTAACGCCTACGAAGGTAAAAGCTGCGCTTGTTAAGCGTGATAAGGTTGCTATTACTGCATTAGTAAAACGATGAGTGTAGAATATATATTAGATAGATTTGGTAAGAAGATTGGTATGTCTCCGTCAGACACCAGTCAGCGTGGGTTATTGCTTGACTATCTTAATGAAGCTGCACAAGAGCTTTACGAACAGTCTGATATGCCAGGCTGTTTAGAAGAAGCAGAATTTTATGTGCAAGGCAATAAGACTGTTGCTATGCCTCCCAATGTCTATGCTATACGTGGCATACGTGAGAAGGCTGGCACTAACGCAGAGTGGGAAACAGAAGCGTTAACGGCGCGTTACAGAGAGAATAGCTGGGAAACAAACCATAATAAGTTTCGCGTAAAAGGCTATAGCCCACTGAAAATTTCATTGCCTACATCTATTACAGAAGCAGCTAACAGCACTAATAAATTAATTGTTAAAGCTTTTGGTATTACAACTATAAGTGATGACTTTGAAGTTGTTGTTAAAACACCGTACAGTGAGGCATTTCTTGTGAGTGTCGCTGGACTTAGTGCTGTGACAAATGCAACATCAGCAGCGACTGCTACACTAGCACCGGCTAATGCTGTTACAGTTACAGACATCATTAGTTTTGCTCGCACACTTGAGCCAACTGCAACAAGCGGTCTTGTGCAGCTACTTGATTATGTAGACAATACTATCGTCTATGCTGAGATACTTTCTAACAGCATGGAGTCTCGCTATCTTATTATAGATGTAAGTGAGTTTCCGTTTTCATCAAGTGCTGAGCAAGATGATTCGCATACGTTACAAGTGTTGTACAAGAAAACCTTGCCGCGCTTGCAAAATGACACAGATGAATTTCCTGCTATTGGTTACGATAACATACTTGTAAGTAAGTGTATGGAATTGTTTCTTGAAGAACAAGGTAAGGTAGAGGAAGCTATACTGCACGATAGAAAAGCTACACGTTCGCTATCACGTCGTCAAGCTGATTTGGAAAGAGGGCAAGAGCAGATGGTGGTATTCAAACGTCACAATCACGATAAACTAACATGGCTAGCTACGCACAATCGTCGTTCCTAGGCGGAATGAACATGGCTGTTGACGACGCTCGTATCGGTGACGACGAGTATCGCATAGCGCATAATGTGCGTAACAGATTTGGTGATCTGCGTCCTACGAGAAGGCCGTTAAAGATTGATAGTGGTCTTGACTCTGGTAATGGTTCTATAACTAGTCTCACGATAGCTACTGGCGGCACGGGTTATTCTGCTGGAGATCTTACTGCTACTGATCCTTCTGGCAATGGTTCTGGTTTTGCTGGATCATACACAGTAAGTGGTAATATCATTAACACTGTAACAATAGCAAACGGCGGTCTTGACTACAGTGAAAAAACTACGATAGGAACAAGTGACGATGGTAATAGTGACGCTGCTATAATACCTACAACAACTAACAACAAAGTACCTTTTCAAGCGATCTATGCTGTTGGCGACTTTATAATTATAGTGCAACGTGGTGCAGCACGTTTTAAGCACAGGCTTTCGGATACGTGGGCAACGTTATGGGATAGCTCTACTAACGCTACGCTTTTGTTAGACACTAACGTAGAGCATATTTATGTACAAGCTGTACCTCCTGGCAATAGTAAGTTTGCTTATAAGGCAGTTGATACGACTAGTGACGTAGTTTTAGATACGAGTGCGACAAAGCTAACGAGAACTATATCTGCTATAGTTGTGCAGGATGGCATAAACCAACCTAATTTAATTTCTTTTTCTTCTACGGAATTATCTGCTGTAGTTACTGTTCGTAAAGCGTATACGTTTGCACAGCATGGAACTACTATAGATGGTATTGTTGAGCGTGAGTATGTACCTATCGGCAAGCAGATGTTGTACTTTAACGGCAAGCTGTACATTGTAAGTGTTGATGGTAAGAAGATATATCATAGCGTAAGCGGTAGGCCGTTAGACTTTGTTGTTGCAATAAACACAGCCGGTAATAAAATTTCTTCAGTTGAAGCAGACTCTGGTGCTGATGCAGTTAGCTACTCTGTATCGTATGAAGTTATAACTTGCATTGCGCCTCTTAACACAGAAAGCTTTTTTGTTAGCACACGTACAGCGTCGTATGCTGTTTCACCAGATTACTCTCGGTTGCTTTTCGGTGAGCCAATGTTTTCAAAGAAGTATCTGTTTGGCGCATCCGTTATAAATCAGTTCTCTTTTGTTGATGTGCTAGGTGACTTTGCTTTTATTGACGCTGAAGGTTTGCGGTCGTTTAACGCTGTGCAGCAGTTACGTAACGAAGGGCGCAACAGTGCGTTTTCGCTAAAGGTTGCTAAGTTGTTTGATGGCATTGTGCAGACGCAAGGTGCAGCTATTAGTTTCGATAACTATACTTTCTTCTCAGTAGAGACTATCTATGGTTATGGTATACTTGTGTTCGACGGTACACTACGTAAGTTTGTTTCGTTAGACTTCCTAAAGCTTGACGATGATACGACAACAGCACCTATAGTTCAGTTCTCGAAGATTGACACAGACACAACGCATGAGATTTACGGAGTAACAACCGCCGGTGAGCTGCTGCGTTTATACTCCGGTGCAAAGTACAGCGATAGCTTTGTGCAGACTAAAGGTTTTCAAGTTGGTGATATTCGCGTTGAGCAGAAACCTATTCAGCTTCGTGCCTTGATGAATGGCGTTGAAGCGTGGGAATACTATAGTATAAATCTTTCTGTTGCACAAAATTACAGTCCTAATGGTACTGGCGCACACAGTAGCTCAGGTACTATGACAACAGGTTCTTTTTTT